TTTATTTGCATAATTTTATTTAATGCCATTTCAGCCATTTGCTCTGGACTATGCCCTCCATTTGTAGCTGTAAAAACTTGTACCTTTCCTATTTTACCAGAACCAGTAGCTTCTAACATTTATTGAACAGGTCTTCTTATTTTATCATAACGATACTCTTCCTGAACTTGCTTTGCTTCACCAAGATTCTTTAATGTTTGAAGAGCTTCGATATATCGATCATTGTATAATTTAAGTAAATCAGGTTCACCTTTCATAAAAGTATAAGCCTCTACTAAAGAACCATAAAGTAGGGCTATTTGAGCATTATCCCCTAACCAACTTGTTCCATCAGAAGTTGCTGTAATTGAAGCTGGTCTATAAAAATAATGGAGTTCCATAGTATACGTATCATCAGGAGTAGGTGCTAAAAGAAAAGCTGTATCATCCCAATTTGCATAATATTCAGGGGTACCAGTAGTGGCCACTGCATTTGGTGTAAAATCCTGAAGAAAAGTTAAATGTTTTAAAAGAAGAAAAGTTTGAACATTACTGCTTATATAACTAAGAGAATAAGGAGCTAGAAAATCTGTAGGTTTTGTTAAAAACTTAGTACCCGAAGCTGCTGAACCAGTTACATATCTACGAAAATCTTCTAATTGAACCTCTTTTAAAATACGCTCTTCTGCATTTAAAATAAATCGTGCTAGTTGACTCGTGAATGTAGTTTCCGTATTTTGAGTATAATCTTGAATAGCTGTTTTAAGTGTTGTATAGGTATATGCCATTTTACGGACTCACTGTAGTAGGACCAGCAGAAACTGTATCCCCTCCTCCCCATATATCACCAGTTCCAGCTGTGCCAGTTGAAACTGTAAAAGTATAAAAATCATCATCAACTTTTGTAATAGAATATCCTGCAGCAAGTTCAATGGTTGCCGCTAAAATACTATCAACATCACTAGCTTTACGAAAACGTACCGTATCTCCTGTACTTCTACCATGTCCAGGAGATCGTACTGTAAGTATCGCTGAACCTGATGAACCTGATTTAAAAGGATTGTTCTGTAATAAAACTTCTACAAGGGGTTCTTTTCTATCTGAAACAGCATGCTGTAAAGCTGTTGGGTCAGCGATATATCTTGGAGGAGTTAATTGTGGTTGTTTTTCTTCAAATTCCGAAATATCAACTCTAGCCCCCTGCCATTCAATACGCATTCGAGGATAAGGGAAAGCCACTCCACTTCTATCTGAAATAAACATAGCGTATCTTCCGCTTGCAAAAGCCACTATGTTACCCTCAAGAAAGAAGCAAACGGTACAAGATTCAATGAAACTTTTTGTGTATCCTCTAGAAAAGCATTACGAAAATCTTCATCATAAACCGCTTTTAATATCGAAAGCCGATCCGGTTGCTTTTTCATTGCTATATGATAAGCTAATCCAGAAGTTAAGCAGGGTAAAAATCTAAACGGAATGTCTGCGTCATCTACAGCAGCATCAATGTCTTGAATTCGGACGAACCTATTATATACAATCTGGTCAGTTGAATTTTCAGGTGCTTGAAAAATTGTAATCGTAGGAGTAATCAACCTATTGAAATAAAACTGACTTGTTCGTCCTTGGGTATTTTTATTAGGAATATTTAAATAAGACGCTCGAGCTATCGGGTCAATTGATTGATCAACATTATCTCTACGACTAACAGCTGATAAAATATCTATAGTTGACTGAACATCACTAAGGTCTGGATTAGCAGAAATAGTAGTAGTCGCACCACTACTAGAACCTGTAATAGTTTCAGCGGCTGTAAAAGAACCAGAAGGTACGGTAATTGTAATTGTCGTTGATGTTGGTTTAGTAATAACTGAAGCTGTTACTTCACTCGTAGCACCTGTTATAGTCTCTCCAATTGTAAGACTTGTTGAACTTCCTACTGTAGCTGTTATAGTACCTGCGGGATAAGTAAGAATTGCAGAAGAACTGGATAATTGGGCTACTGTTTGAACAAGCTCTTCTACTTTCCAAAGATTTATTCCTTTATTGGCCCAATCAGCAAACATAAGATTTAAAGAACGGCGAGCTGTTCTAGCATCGTATCCCGTTCTTAATTCAAGGCCACAACGTTCAAATGCCTCTTCTATGATTTCTGTAGCATTAATATTAAAATCAGAAGAACCAGAAGTGGCCATCTTACGCTATCCGAGTTTTATAAAGATTGAACTTATCTCCCGTAACCGTTATCTTCTTCTTAGACAAAGGCACTGATTTAGAAGTAACTTTCTTTTCAATCTTAATACCAACTGCTTTATCAAGTTTCTTCAAATCAATACTCCTTGATACACTCCAGAACTACGGTATAATCATCGCCAGCGGCATGTCCTACTGTAGTGAATCTAATATCTCCAGTAGGACTAGTAGCACTATTTACCAAACCACCAAAAGACGAATAATCAAAACTACCTTGGTAATCTGTTGGTAGCACTACAGCTATTACATCTGTGCTAGCATCCCATAAAATATTTAATTCAAGATTTGTCGTACTAAACCATATTTTATTAATACGGACTCCTGTACAAGCAGTGCCATCCTGGAGAGTCGATAAGCCAGAAACATCTATTGCCATAACTGCACTCTGACCAGTGTCAGCGTGAGTGTACGAAAAAGATTTAACTAACTTACGAGGACCATCGTCAATGACTTTTTCTACAAAAGTATCAGCCATCTAGTTCACTCCTTAATTTCTCCACGTAAAACCATCGCTTTATGTTCAGCACTTCCTTTAGGAGGTTTAGGCCGTTTAGGAGATTTAGGCCGTTTAGCTGGTTTTTTCGTTGAAGACTTTTTACTTGCCCATGCCTCATTTTGAGGTGTAGACGGATCATCGCCAACAAACTCGCCCGATTTTGTTCGTGCTCTAGTTTTAGCCATGTTTCACCTATTATGGTTGTTTATTGTATTGAGTCATACCATCCGTGGAACGCTGTGCTACCGTCAAGAGATAATCACAATCGACCTTATTAGCAGTAGCTTCACCAGCTACAGCAGCAAACCACGTAGTCATTTGAGAAGTGGGGATGTTATCGGTAGTGGTTGTAACCAAAGCCCGATCAACATAAAATTCCACCTGACCAGTACCACGAACAATAAAGCCCAATCGCCTATCACCGCTAATCGTACTCCCGGAAACTGAACCATCAGCCATGTCTACACCAGTATCTGTTTTAGTTTCGGTGCCTCCACTATCACAAACAGCGTAAATATCTGCTGCTTCATCCACAATCAAAAATCCTATTTGGTTATTGGTCGCAAAAGGAACGCCTGTAGCTAACGTACCATTTTCACATAAACCAACAAATACATCCATTTGATCCGCATCTGTCGAAACGATACGGGTTTCAAAGTATATATTCTTACTGGCTTCAGGTCCCCAGATTTCATTACCTTGAAGAGAGGCACCTGTATCATCTGATCCAGTACCAGCAATTTCGTACCAGCCGCCAACAGCGTCAGCTAAAATAGCACCTGTGCCACTAGTAAGTTGTGAATAGGTCCAGTCATTAGTACCATCCACTGCAATCCCAGTAAAATCTTCATACTGGAAAACATAATCGGGATTGGTTTGAATAGGTAAGTTTGTGAACCACGGGCCACCAGCAGTTTGGTTTGCGCCACCACTATATGCCACGGGTCCAGAAAAACGTGTAGTACTCATTGTAACTACCTCCTTACGAAAGGTTTTGCCCTAGAGTCTTCGTAAGCGTCTGCTAGGCCAGTCGCTAGGGCTTAAATATCCTAGAAGAAAAGGAGGGGGGCGAACCCCCTCCAAAATTGTATTACGCTCCAGGAGAACCGTAAATACCGCGAGGATCTGACCATCCAAATACATAACGTTCCCGAGCTTTATAGCGAACGTTTCCTGTATCAAAATCGCCTTCCATAGCAGTCCGGATCGGAGTTCTCTGGAAATGCTTTAATCCATTAGGAGCATCTGTTAATACGAACCAGGCATCAGTATCAGTGAGAAAATGATTTACCGCATATCCTTGTGGCACCATTCCCATATTTTTGATAGCATTGATGTCATTATCCGCTGTTCCAGGGCGTTGCTCAGATTCAAGTAATCTATCAGCAACGAATTGAAGGTTAGCAGGAACAATCAGTTTCATGCCTCTAAGAGCCACATTGAGTCCACGCTCATCGACAAAATCTGAAATATCGATAATTGCATTTTCAAGGGACGTCTCATTCAGGTCAGCTGCAGTAGACGGTTCATTACGGAAAGTATTTCCATTTGCCAACGTATGTGCCGTTGAACAAAGTTCTAAACCATCTCCTCCAGTATAGGTGCTATCAAACGCATTATTTAAAATGGAAGCACCTTTAACCTGTTTTGTATGAGCCATGGAACGGGCCAACGCTCGTGTATAACGAGAAGATAAACGGTCATAGAGGTTGTCTTCAACCGCTTCCTCTGTCAACGCAAAAGCTAGCGCAATTGTTTCCATTGTATACCGAGCTGTATAGACTTCAGCTGCATCATCAAAAGTAATGGCTGTGCCTTCACTCTTAGTTGGTGCAGACCCAAATCCACTCAACATAACTTCTTCTTCAAATGCACGATCTGAAGATTCAGTTGTGAAGATATCGGTATACTCATTTTCATACCTAGCATACTCAAGCCCAAAGAGAGCATTAAGACCAGGCTCTAGTTCTTTTACGAGTTGTGCTCGTGATATAGCCATATCTCAATCCTCCTATACGCCAGTCGTTGAAGGTGTACCAGCAGCAATAGATCCCTCTGGGGAATTAAAGCTGTTGTTTAACCTAACGAGTGCACCTATGCCAGCTGCTGCAAAATCAGAATTAGCAGCATCATCTTCCCACCCCATAATCCGCAAATGTAGAGCGGCGGTAGTAGCGATCAAAGTAATTGATAAGGTTGCAGAAGACATTCCAGTAGTTGAACTACCACTCGTTCCGCTACCAAAATTAGCATTAGCAAAAACTGCTGCTCTTGCTATTGCTTTACTTGTCCAACTAGCATCGGTTGCGATTACAAAAAGTTGATTTGGGTCATCGGCGACCCAAGCCTGAACAGGATGGTTAGAATCAGCACCTGATCCAGGCCAATAATTACTCCACGTAGGTTTCCCCGTAGTGCTTGAAACATATTGACAACCTTGAAAAGAGCCAAGTAAACTAACACTCCCACCTGCAGCTGCTCCTACTATATCTATATATCCCGTACTTAATGGGATAACAGGAGAGCCTTGGTAGATAGCATTAGTATTACCATTAGCAATTTCATACATTGTATATGCCGAAACACCTGTGGAGTTGGACCCCGATCCCATTTTCGCAACGGGACGAAGACCAAAGGCTCCGTTAATGTTTGCCATAGTTAAATTTACTCCTGCTACATCATGTAGCGTTAATTGTTTGAACTACCGCCAAAAGCCACCTTACTAGACCGTTCTTGTGAAATAGGCATAGAAGGGTGTTCTTCTCGCATTAAGTCTTGATCCACGGCTGTCATTTGATTAGCCGTTTTTTGCGCGAAATATTGTTCGCGAGATTTAGCGACTTCAATAGGGAGTCGAGCTAAGATTAAACCACCAACACCAATAACACCTTGAAAACGCCCTTCATCAATAACGGCACACTCAAAATCTGGATACTCATCTGCACGTATAGGTTCGTATCCTTCTCGAATTCGTTTCGTAAAATTAGGTTTATCATCTTTACCTAACAGTTCTGATCGAATCCAACGATGTACATACCCTTCCGGAGGTGGAGGAGCATCTAAAATTGAAGGAGGACGCCAACTTGTAGGGCGTTGATCCTTTTCTCTAGTTTGTTTTGCGCGAGGTGTTCGTTCTATATCAGGCATTAGCTGAAATCTCCTTCACTTGCCTAGCGTACTCTTCTAGAGGCACACCTAATTTTTTAGCAATTGTAACTTGACTCGGTGTGAGAGTAACACGATCTGTGCGTCCAGATGGTTTAGCAGCTCGATTGGCAGAAGCCACTCTTTGGACTGAAGAGCGGCCACTGTTCTTTGCTGAAGTTGGAGTCACCTCTACATTTTCAGAAAATTTATGAGGGAACTCTTCATGAAGCCTAGTATCTATAGCAGAATAATAGGCATCTGAATTAGGGTTAAATCCTTGGTCTAAAAGATTTTTATGAATGGCAAAAGCCGCATATGTCATCGGTTCATCCACTCCAAACCATTCATTTTTTTGTGCCCACGCTGAAGATCTTGGATCGGGAGGGGGCATCGAAGCAGGAGTGGCTTGCAATAAAGGTTGCTGAGGTCGAAGAATTGGGATATCATTCTGAATAGTTGCATTTTCAACTGCAAGCCGTGAAAGTTCTTGTGTAGCATTAACAAGCTCTTCCGGATCACCATTTTCATATGCTGTAACATATTTTTGTTTAGCAGACGCCAAATTTGTTTCAACTCGACCAGCATATTCCTGACCATAACTTTCATTTAACTTAACTTGCTGACTTTGTAAAGTTTCATTTTGATTCTTTACTGAGTTAGCATAATCTAAAGCAGCTACTTCTCTACGTTCTGCTTCTCGAAGTTTAGCCGTTAATTTATCTATTCGTTTACGAGTTTTTTTACCAAAACCCGCTAATTCTTCTTCAGTTGGATAAATATCGGAAGACGCATCTTCTGACTCTTCTTCAATCTCTTCAGACTCAACTACTTCAACAGTTTCAACAGTTTCTGTAGTATCCCCTTCATTAGAAAGTTGAACTTCAACTGCTTCGGTAGTTTCTTCTTCTAAATCAACAAGTTTTTCTTTTTTCGTATTTGGCATGGGAATCTCGCT